GGAGCAGAGGTTGCTTGTGTGATTGGTGGACATGATCACTTCGACGGAATGGTGAAAACGGAAGGCGGGGTTCCTGTTATTTCCGTGACTTGCGATAGATTCTATGGTTATACGGAGAGAGTCCTTGGAACGACCGCAGAGCAGGCATTTGATGTCGTTGACATTGACACATCTGCTAAATCCATCAGCCTGACACGCATCGGATACGGTAGCGACAGGACGTACACGTATGGAGGGTAATGTATGAACACATCCAAAATAATCAAAGGAGTGGTCGGCGGTGGAAGATATACGGGAGGTGACCAATGACCAAAATCATCATCGGAACAACTCCGACTATTAAATACAAATTCAAAGTGGTTAATGTCTCCGAAATCACCGTTGCAATCCTTACGGTCAAAGAGCGAGGTGTGAACATCATTGAAAAAGACCTTTCGGATGCTACCATCGGAGAGGATTCGCTATCATGGACTCTCACGCAAGAGGATACACTTCAGCTTGGAGCAAAAACTGCAACGATGATGCTTAACTGGAAAACAGAGGACGGTACGAGGGGAGCAAGCGAAGAGGTGTTTATCCAAGGCGCTCCGAACCACGTAAGAGAGGTGATTTAATATGTTTTCGCCACAGCAGGAAGTGGTATTAGATGGCGAGTTATCGCTGAATCTGAATATTGATGGAGAGATGTCCCTCGATATTCCTGTTGATGGAGAGGCAGGGACAGTCATCAAGGTGGTTGAGCGTGATGCTCCTACGTACCAAGGGCAGACGGTTGTTGACCCAGACTTCAACGGAACCGTTCTGGAAACGGCACAGAAAATAGTGCTTTCCGACATAACTGTAAACCCGATACAGGTCGAATCTGTATCCAATCCTACAGGCGGCAGAACCGTCTACATTGGAGGAATAATCTAAATGGCTAACGAATACGTAAGTAAAGTCGTCCTCAGTAACGGCACAACACTTATCGACCTGACAGGCGATACGGTCACGGCATCTGATGTTTTGTCTGGAGTTACTGCACATGGAAAAGATGGTGCGCCCATAACAGGGACGTGTACCTACGATTCCGACACTAGCGATGACACGGCGGCAGTGAGTGAGATTCTCAGCGGCAAGACCGCACACGCAAGGGGCGCACTACTCACTGGTACGATGACAAATGTCGGAGCGCAGACAGGATCAATCACGGCAAAGGCTCAGCAGGTGACCATCACACAGGGTTATCATGACGGCTCTGGAAAAGTCAGCATCGCATCCGCAGAACAGGCAAAAATCATCGCGAGCAATATCCGCGAAGGAATCACTATCCTTGGCGTAGAAGGCACGATGAGTGGTTCTGAAGGCGTTGTGGCACAGGCAAAGACGGCTACTCCCTCATGGAGTCAGCAGGTCATTTCTCCCGACACAGGATACACGCATCTGTCACAAGTGACTGTGGCGGCTATCCCAATTGCTTACTCAGATAACTCCGCAGGTGGTCAAACAGTTACTATTGGATAAGGAGGTAGCTTATGCCTAATCCATACGTCAATAAGGTTGTGCAGAGTAACGGCACGACTCTGATTGATATATCCGACACAACTGCGGTAGCGGCTGATGTTGCGGAAGGTAAGTATTTCTACCTTGCTACTGGGGAAAAGGTGTCTGGTACTGCGGAAAGCGGAGGCGGGGGCGGTGCGTCCAATATCGTCACAGGGACGTTTAAAGGCACTACAACAGGCGCGGCGATGGACATTGACCTTGCCTATACAGGGAACGGTTATCCCGTAGCTATAATTATCTATCCGGAAGAGGGCGCATACAATTCGAACAGCAGTGCGTATGCGCTCATCCAACGGTACGCATCCTTATGGTTTAACGCAGTCAAGGCTTATGCTGATGTCGCACCAAATTATGATAACAAAGGGACGGACGATCAGTATACAATCACGAACAGGACAAAAAATAGTACATCTAGTCCGACGAGTTACGGAACAAATATATCAGCCGAACAAGTTGTAGCAAGCGGTGGCAATGCGGCACCAACCGTTCAGAATGTCGTTAAGCTGAAATCAAAGACTAAAATGTCGGTATATATCGCAAGTACAGCTTATGGATTCCCTGCGAACATCGAATTTACGTACCATGTTATCTATTCGTCATAAGGTGTAAAGCAACCATTTTACTCAGAAGTGAAATCAGAACATTATTGAAAATGTAAAAGACTTGTCATAAAATAGAAAATACATCGAAACAAATAAAAAGAGAGCCACGACCGACTCGCAATCAGAAACGTGACTCTCAACCCGAAGGCATGGTTGTATTTTACCATACCTTCCTTGCAGTGCAAAGGGGGTATTTTTTTATGCAAGCAAAAGAAACATTCATTCAGACGATCAAGTCCGGGCTGGCAGACCTCGTGGATGCCGACACCGCTGAGAAGGTCATTGACATGGTTGTACTGGAACTCAAAGACTACGACTTGGCAAAAAGGTCTACAGAGTTAGTGCCATATGATGACGAGAATCAGAAGGTTATAAAATCCTTCCTAGGGTGTCTTATGGTGGAAGGAAAATCCAAAGGCACGATCAGGCAGTACAAATACTCACTGAAGTGGTTGTTCGAGTTTCTAGGAAACAGAAAATACAGTGAGATTACGACCGCAGACATCATGGCTTGGCTTGCACAGATGAAGATGTCCGGGGCGAAAAGCTCAACGGTGAGAAATCGGCGGTCGAACATTTCTCCGTTTTTTACTTGGCTTTACAACAACAGGATGATCGAGCGGAATCCTATCGATCCCATCAGGCCCATCAAAGTGCCTAGCGAAGAGAAGAGAGCTTTCTCAAGTGAAGAAATCGACACGATAAGAACAATCTGCAAATCGCCTTTCGAGAGGGCACTGGTGGAAACTCTGTTGTCATCTGGACTCAGAATCAACGAATTAGGCAATCTTAAACATGAGGATGTCGATTTTGATAAGCTGATAGTCCATGTTAAAAACGGCAAGGGCGGCAAGGACCGCACGGTCTTTATTACGCCAGTTGCCAAGAAGTATATTTTGAAATATCTGGCTTGGAACAAGCACAAGAGCGAATATGTCTTCACATCGAGGCTTGACGGCAGATACAATAACAACTCGTTCGGCGAGGTGATGAGGGATATGTCCAAGAGGTGTGACATTCACATTCATCCCCATCGTTTCAGAAGGACGTTGGCTACCGACTTGGCGAGGAAGGGTATGCCGATTCAAGAAATTCAAAAGCTGCTAGGTCACTCGAAAATAAGCACTACACAAGGCTATATCGAGACTAGCATTGATAAGGTCGAATCATCTTACAGACAGTATGTAGCATAATTTTTATGGCACTCACTTAGGTGGGTGCTTTTTTATTTGCAGAAAGGAAATCACACCAATGGATTTTCAATCACTTATCGTCCCTATTCTTGCCGCAATGAGCGTTCCTTCTGCAATCACAGGCTTCTGCTTTTGGCTACTTGAGCAAAGGATCAAAAAGCGTGATGACGAGCAGAAAGAGGCTGAAGCAAAACGGCAGAAGAAGCTGGACGAGAGAGAAGCACAACGCAAAAAGTACGAGGTTTGTCAGCTTAACATGACGGCGGCATCGATGGCACTGGCAGAGGCTACTGCACAGGCAGTACAGAGGATACCAGATGCACACTGCAATGGCGATATGCACAAGGCACTGGACTATGCCGCAAAGGTCAAGAACGACCAGAGAGACTTCTTGCGAGAGAGAGCAATCGACAATCTTGATTTCTAACGAGAGGAGTGATTCTTATGAAATTTTCAAACAAAACATATGACATCCTAAAAGAGATTGCGCTGACCATCCTTCCGGCACTGGCGGTGTTTTATACCGCTTGCAGTAAGATTTGGGGACTGCCGTATGGTGCAGAAATTCCCGCCACAATCATGGCGGCTGACGCATTATTGGGTGCTTGTCTGCATATCAGCAATGCAGAGTACAAGAAGGATGGTGGTGCAGAGTGATTAGACTTCATATTCCTGGAAATTTCAGTTCAGATAGCGGCGGCCCCAGATGGGGAGATGCACAGATCATTGATGATGGTAAGAACTTCGAAGTCATTGATGGTGGATGTGATGCGCTGACAACTAGACTTATCCGTGCGCTGAAGGATAGAGGAATCAAAACTCCATATCTTTATATCACTCATCCACACTACGACCACAGATACGGCATTCGCCAGATTATCAAGGACTCCTACTTCGCACCCAAGGCATTGTATTGTCAGGACCCTTCTTCACTGAAGGCTTACAACAGTGCCATTGGTGGAGACATTGATGCGCTCAAGACCATCATCAAAGAGGCAAAAGCAAAGAAGATTCCTGTCTACTATCTCACTGACGGTGACAAGATTTCCCACGGTGACATCAAGTTCACTGTATATCGTGACTTCCCGAAGTATAATGGCAACTCTGACGCATATCTCAATGACGGTTCCTTGTGCTTCTGGTTCCCCGAACTCAAATATCTCACAACTGGAGATGCCGGACTTGACTGTGCCAAAAAGCATGGCTTGAATCCTGTGCTTATCAAAATCGGTCATCACGGAAATGATTGTCCGAGAGCGATTTCTACATGGCTCTATAACCACGGCACTCGTTATTGTTGGGATAATGATTTCAACACGGAACTTACAGACTTCCTTATGACCGGAAGAGAGGATTGCATCGCAGTTGGAATGAGGTATTTCTCTTGCCACGGCGATATTAATGTCATGTTCCATGGCGGCAAAGGCGTGATTTACAAAAATGGTCATTTCTATTCGTATTCATGCGCTTACAAGGGTGTGCTGACACTCAAAAAGCCTGACCTCGCCATTGTCAAGACAGTTCTCAAAGGGGATGCTGGTAGGGACGATGCAAGAACCACATATCTTCTCAACAGGGGATACCGTGCTGGCGAAGTGCAGACAGAAATCAACGAACTGTATAAACTCATCAAGGGGTAAACATATGGCTAAAGTATTGATGGTCGGAATTGATATATCCAATCACCAAGGCAGAGCCAAGATGGACTTGAATAAGGTGCTGACCAAACATCCAGAAATCAAAGTGGTAATCATCAAATCCTCTGAAGGCACTGACTATGACGATGCCTATGACGAGGGATTCATTGAGATTGCTTTGAAGCATGGATGCAAGGTCGGTGTCTATCACTTCGCTCGACCTGGGAAGAATTCGTTTCTCGCAGAGGCAAAGTTCTTCCTCAAACTCACTCTCAAGTACAAGGGCAAGGTCTTCTATGTGCTTGATTGGGAAGACAATAGCGGAGCATCTAAGGCATCTTGGGCGAAAGGTTGGCTTGACTATGTTGCAAAGGAGACAGGCTCGACTCCTGTTTTCTATAGCTATGATAGCATGATTAATGCGAACAACTATTCGAGCTTCAACAACTATCCGCTTTGGGTAGCAAAATACAGAGACTATGGCACTGACTACAACTTCGATATGAGCCATGCCGGAACCGCTCCGAACGTCAAATGGTGGAGCAGCTACATTGCGTGGCAGTGGACTTCGGTCGGCAGACTCGATGGTTATTCGGGCAATCTTGATTGTAGTGCCTTCTATGTGGACGAGGATTACATCGATAGCTTGATTCACGGCGGAAAGACTACCGCAAAGGAAGAGACTAAGGTCCTCTACACATTCCCTGTCACCAATCCTGTTCAGATTTCCAATTCTGGCAGTGATGAAAATGGTGGATACAAATATGGCAAGGCTGGCGATCAGAGCGGTCGTGAGTGGTATATTCGTAACTGGTATAAATATTCAAGTGGATGGAACTGCGTTCTCAGACATCCAGATGCCAATGTCAGAGCCACAATCGCACATCTGGCAATCCTGTCGGCACAGAATGACAACATCGGTTACGACCAGTCCAATCGGGATTCGTATTGGCAAGAGTTGAAGAAGGTCGGATTCGATCCTAGCAAGATAAGCAAGGCGGTTGAATCTGACTGCTCTGCCGGAGTCATTGCTATCGTCAAGGCAACTGGATATTTGCTCAATAGGGACGAACTGAAGAATATCTCAGCTACATATACAGGGAACATGAGAAATGCTCTCAGCAAGGCTGGATTTGATGTTTTAACGGCATCTAAATTTACGACCACAGATGACTATCTGGTTGCCGGAGACATCATTCTCAACGACATCCATCACACTTGCATTGCGGTCAGCAACGGAATCTATAGTGGGGCAACAAACACTGCTACTGCCCCTACTGTCACTGGAAAAGAGGACTACGAGATGTTACCATTACTCAAGAGAGGAAGTAAGGGAAGGGCCGTCAGAGTGCTTCAATCAATGCTTGGATTCACAGGCGATGACCTTGACGGTTCCTTCGGATGGCACACCATGAGTGCCGTAATCGAGGCTCAGAAAAAGGCTTTCCCTAACGACAAGAACGAATGGGACGGCGAAGTTGGTCCCAAGACCTGGAAGTATCTTATATCTACACTGTGAGAAGAACGTCAAGCCTAGGATACGTTTTTCAATACATCAAATTGGGGAGTTGAAAAGACTCCCCTTTTTTTATACCCTTATATCCAACAGATGTTTGTAAAAATGTGGTAGTAACTGACAATACCCTAACGGACAGTGCTTCTTGCTACCGAAAAATAACCTTGATTTGCTTATCGCTCCCATAGTAGATTTTGTCGATGACTGAACCCCAAAGTTCTCGCTTCTCGACATCTGTGAGAGTCCAATACCACTCATCAAGATTCGTCCCTACAAGGTCTTTTAAGGCGGTTTTATCAGAGCCTTCATACTTCTTCATGCGAGCCTTGAAATCGTCTATATCAGCCTTGTAAGCCGCCATATCACGCTTATATTCGTCTAGGTTGATTAACTCGTTGACATACAGTTCCTTCAGCCTAGACATCTTCTTCTCTGTAGCAGCTATCTGCTTCTCGTAGTCCTTCGCCTTGTTTGCATCTTCAACATTTATATCCGCAAAAGCCAAGTCTTTCAGATTCTCAACTAAGTATTTCTCAAGTTTCTTCTCGCTGATCGATTTCGTGTTACTGCAAGTCGGGATTGGACGGTAGTGATACATACATCTGTAACTTTTGTATCTGCCGTTTCCATTCGGCCCAGACCTACTTGTCATCCTTCCACCACAATCAGAACACCAAATCATTCCAGAGAAGACATAGTTCCTCACTTGATTCGCCTTGACATTCATCCTCAACATATGTTGCACTGTCTCAAATGTCTGCTTGTCGATTATAGGCTCAAAATATCCCTCGATGCCGTATGCTTCGCCAATGTACTTCCGATTCATCAGCATATGTTTAAAACCGCCCTGTGTCTTCGGAAGACCGTTCCCTTGCATCAGCCTCATCGTTTTTCGTATACTACCAGTTTCGAGATATGTCTGGAATGTTTGCTTCGCTATGTCTGCCGTTTCTGAATCGGGGACGATGTGCTTGTCCTCAATCTTGTATCCGATTGGCACACACCCGGACAATGCCTCATGCTTTGTCTTCTTGTAGTCAAACGTCCTGTTGATTCTGAGAGCGGTGTTGCCGGCCTCGTATTCGGCAAATGCCATCATCTGTGTCGTCATCAATTTTCCGGCCGGTGTCTCCGTCTCATAATTTTCCCAGATTGTCTTCCAGGGCACTCCATACTTGTCCAAAATCTCTTGGACGTTCATGTAGTGCTTAACACTTCTGAACCAACGGTCAAGTTTACATATCAAAATGATGTCTATCTTCCGCTTCTTCACATTGTCCAGAAGCCTCTGCAACTCATCTCTCTCATTAAGCAGAGTGCCGCTGATGCCGTCATCAATGTACACATCTTGAATCTCATAGTTATGCTCGTTCGCATATTTCTTCAGAGCATCGACTTGTGCCGGGATCGAATCCCTGTCGGCCTGCTGTTCGGTGCTAACTCGTGCGTAAAGTGCCGCTCGTTTCATGCCGTTCTCCTTCTATCTCTTGAACACTTTCCTTCTCCCAATCATGGTGTCTTACGTGATCTATCGCATGAAAGAAACACTTTCTCTGCATTTCACTTGACCACCTGGAATTGATGAAAATTGTGTAAGTGCCATCAGCGTTCTGGCAGATTGACTCTCCAATCATCGGGTCGAGGTCTGCCAGTACAAGGACAAAATTGTAACCTATAAGGTCAGTCGGGAGATTCGTCTCCGTCAAAATCGTAGTTGTCATCTGGATGCTCCGATTTATATAAAGCAATAATCATGTCATAGAATGCTTGAAATCTTTTTTGGTCGATGTTCATCTTCACATGATGCAAAGCATGAAGCTGCGGGTCTTCAAACATTTGTTGTGCTATCATCGCAGACTTAGCATCTTTATAATACTCCTTGTCCTGTGCATTTTCTTGTACACCATTAAGCAAATAGTCTGTTGTTGTCTCCAATCTATCAGCAATCTTCTGGAGCCGTGCCGATGACATTGTGGTTCCTTTTTTGAGTTTCCCGATGCTTCCTCTTCCAAATCCCAATTCTGTTTCTAGGGCAGTAATAGAAATTCCTCTTTCTTTGCATAGCTCATTAATCCTGTCAAAAGTAGTCATTTTTCTATCCTCAAAAAAAGCATAAGAAATATTTCTACTTTCTTGTTGACAACTAGAAACTATTCTACTACAATACCATTTGTAAGCAGAAATAATTCTACTGAACAACAAAAAGCAGAACTGAATATATGAATAGTGTGGTAACTAAATCATAGAATATGTTCTACTATTTGTCAATGTTTTGTAACAAAAATTTAAAAGAAAGGGGGTGCGACAGTGTACTACGAGGTCATCGCAGAGATGGCAAAGGAACGTGGCATTTCAATTAAGTCTCTGGAAGAGGCGGCCGGTCTTGGAAATGGGGCGATTGGAAAATGGCGAACGCTAAAGCCCAACCTTGGCAATCTTGAAAAAGTAGCCAATGTACTTGGTGTCAATGTGGTTGACATTATATCCAAATGCAACGATACAGACGGACACGGAGTATAAAAATGTCTTACTGGTAAAAAAGAAAAAGGAGAAACAATGAGAACAATAGGTGGAATCAAAATCCCGGACAAGGATACATACAAAATCCAGTCCACATTCAAGTACGAACAGTTCCAGCTTATCGAGGGCAACAGAAGCATCGACCACGAAGACCGCATCGAAAAGAGCATAAGGAAGAGCGGACTTCTGCTTCAGCCGATACTGGTGAACCAGAACATGGAGATCATCGAGGGACAGAACCGATACCAGTGTTGCCGGAACCTTGGACTTCCGATTTACTACGTTGTTCAAGAAGACATCGGCTTGGAAGAGGTCAAGAGCCTTAACAGTGCATCGAAAAATTGGACAACACGGAACTACATCCACTCGTTCGCAGCCGGTGACAAGAAACTCGACTACATCTATGTTGAGCAGTTATTCAAGCAGTTCCCTTGGGCAACACAGAGAATTGTGAACTTCGCCATTCACGACTTTGTCGGTGGATTGAAGAGCGGTGCGATCAAATCCGGCGATATGAAGTGTGACGAGGTTGAGTACAACAGGGCGGTGAATGCGCTTGGATATGCCGAGCAGTTCCGAAAATTCATTGATGGTGTCGGCGGCAGAAAAGAGTTCTACTTGATCGCAATCATGTTCTGCTACTTCTGCGAGGAAGTTGAAAACGATTACCTTCTCACAAAATTCCAGAAGTACCACAAATCGCTTTCGCCCATATCCGACATCAAGTCTGCGGTTCAGCAAATCGAGACTAAGATTTATAACTATCAGATGCGGACTCCCAGAGAGCCTATCTCCATCGTTATGGAATATGAGAGAGCCAGAAGGGCCGGACGCAGTAACAAAAGAAAAGAGGAATAAGCCATGAGATTTATGGATGTTGACAAACTGAATCCTCATCCGAAGAACAACTACTTCTTCGATGACATTGAGGGCGAAGCGTGGACGGCCTTCCTGGAATCGGTCGAAACCAGTGGAGTTATCGAACCAGTAATAGTCGATGCAGTGACACTGACAATTGTGTCTGGTCATCAGCGTGTGAGAGCTTGTAAGGCTTTGGGCATCAAACAAGTCCTTGCAGACGAGAGAGGCTTTGAGTCGGAAGACGAAATGCTCAAGCAGTTGATCGAGTGCAACATCCGTCAGAGAGGCATCGGCAACATCAATCCTGTTAAGTTTGGCAGATGCATCGCTGAACTGGAACGGATTTACGGAATCCGACATGGTGGTGACAGAATATCAGAGAGCAAAACGACAAATTGTCCTCTTGGTCCGGCAAATCAGACAGAGCTTGCAGAAGACTTGGGAGTTGACAAAAAGACTCTTCAAAGAGCAAAGAAGCTTGCGGAACTGCCAGATGACATTCAGCAAATGGTGATGGATGGAAAGGTTACGGCATCGGCGGCGAGCGGACTAATTGCCAAGCTGAATCCAGAGGACCAGAAGAAACTTGCAGAGGCGATTGTTGGCAAGGATAAGGTTTCCGGCAAGGAAGTCCAGGCTGAGATTGAAAAGCTCAAGAATGAGAACAAGCGTCTCAAGGATGACAACAAGATACTCGCCAGAAGGTCCGAGCCTACGGTCATAGAGAAGACGGTCGAGGTTGAGGTAGTGCCGGATGACTATGAAGACCTAAAGCGGAAGAACAAGACATATGAATCCGACAACAGGAGACTCGACAAGGAATTCAAGCAAGTGGCAAGTGAACTTGCCGATGCAAGAAGGCAGATTAAGGAGATGCAGTCCGAGGACGGCGATAAGAAGGTGATTCAGTCAGCACAGGATAGCATGGATAACTTCTCCATTGCCACATACGACTTCATTCGCAAGTATGGCGGGAATGTGTGGTCGTTCGACAAATGGGCAGATGTCCCGGATACAACAAGAAAGAATTTTGCAAAGGCCATTCAAGCACTTTCGGCTTTTGCTCAACAGATGGCAGACAACATAGGGGGTATTGAATGAACAACGATATTATGACTGCCGAGCAGCTACAAAACGCACTTGGAAGATTGGCTCTAAGTACCAATACGGTTGCTGAGAGTGTCGGCGTGATACAGAAAACCATCACAGAACACACAAGGCAGATTATGAGCGTAAAGGAAGACGTCTCTTCTATCAGAGAAGACCTTGAAGCCGAGAAGGCGAGAGCAAGGGATCGTGAGCGCATCGAAGCTGATGAGGTCAACAATGTTACACAGGCGATTAAGAGCCGTGTAGCGGATTTGCTTTCAGAAGTAGACAGGCTCGATATGTTTGGAAAGTTTACTGCCAAGTGCAGATGCGATGCCAAACGTCACTCATACTATCGTGGAACTAATGCGGTAGATACCAAGAGAATCTACTACAGAGAATTGCTTGAGTATATCGGCAAGTGGACTCCTGAAGGATTTGGTGGAGTTGCCGGATACCTCAATCATCTCGATAAGAAGTAAAAGGAGAACACATGAAAAACACAAGAATCAAGTGCAAGACAATCGAAGAAGCCAAGAAAGTGCTTCAGATGATTGAGGACAGGCATCCCGAAGTCAGATGGGGAGAAGGACAGAAGCCCACAGAATTCCATCCGTGGAACCGAGTTATGTGCATGACGGAGTGTTGGCTCAATGTTTGTGAGAACAGCATCAGCTATACAACGCCGGATACGCATTACCCGGATCTTTGGGTGAATGCCACTTCGGCAAAGAGATTCCTTCGTAAATCGAACACATCCATCCACATCTACCAGAGAGGCAAAATGGTCATTGCTCACGAGAGCGATACTGGTCGTGAAGGTATTGCGAAGTGCAGTCCAGACGATAAGTTTGACTTCTCCATCGGAGCGAGAATTGCGCTTCTGAGGCTTTTCGGAGAGGAAGTTCAAGATAGTCTTACTGGCAAGGACAAGGCCGATGAGAAGGAAGAATTCAAGGTCGGCGACAGGGTAGTCATCCGTGAGTGGGATGACATGGAGAAGGAATTCGGACTCAACTACTTGGGGGGCATCAAGTGCAAGTGTACGTTCACTACCGAAATGAAGAAACTTTGCGGTCAAGTCGCACAGATCAAAAGCTTCAATATGTTTGACAATAAATGCGTAAGACTTGAGTTTGAGAACTTCACAGTAAACACTCCTTATTCCTTCTCAACCGACATGATCAAGAAGGTCGGCGAGGATTACAGGCCTACTAAGTTCAAGGTTGGCGATCTTGTTACTTTGAAAGACGGTGTCGATAGATACGATTCTCCCGGCGGAATCAGAATCCATGACGAGATGTTCGAGATGGGCCATGAAAAGCCTATGGAAGTCGAGTCCGTTGATGACACCATTGTTGGAACTTTTTATAAATGCAAATCGGAATACAATCCTTACCACTTCACCTTCCACGAAGCTGCTCTGGACAAGTGGGAAGACATCAAAGAAGGCGACAAGGTCAAAATCGTCAACAAAGGCAAGTGCTATGACTATTATGCCGAGTGGGTAGCAAAGAATATCGATGACAAGGAAATGATTGCCAGATATGCTTTCGGCTTTAGTCCGGTACAAGGTTCTACAGGCACTGTTATCAAGATTGCCGATCACGGTAAGAATAACGATGGTCTTCTGGTCTACGTCAAGGATGAAAGCGAAGACAAGTGCTACCTCATTGGCATTAAGGGAGTGAAGAAGATTGAATCTTGAACTACTTCAGAATGCGGTCGAGAGGATACTCAGTCGCAAATACGGAAAGACGGTAACTGTGAGGATAGATGATGGCAGTAGCAAGAATACGGAAGATGAATCTTCCAGATGCTCCCAAGCCTACAAGGTCGGTTAAATACCAGGACCCAAGGGAGAAGGAGCGAGAGCAGAGGCTCAAAGAGTCTCAGGGCAAAAGCTTAGAAATGCGGAAACGGAATGAGGGAAAGCCTATTCGTTTCTGGGATGAGGCAAGGCTAGCAAAATTGAGGCGATTGTGGAATGAAGGCGAATCGACCAACTATATCGCCAGAGAAGTCGGGGCCGACATAAAGGCAGTTCAGAATCGCATAACTGTGGAGATTCGAGCTGGGCGATTGGAGAGCCGGAAGAGGCCGATGACCAAGGAAGAGGTCGAAAAGATATATCGGATGAGAGATGCCGGTATGACTAGAAAACAGATAGCGAAGGATTTGCGGCGTTCACCGCATACAATTATAAAGATTCTCGATGGGAGGGAGAGAAAATGAAAGAAAAGATTTTATCCGTTGTGTGTTTCATGAGTTTCGTGATAGTGGGAACAGGAATTGATTCCATCTTCGATGGTGGATTCGTATTCTGGCTTGTCTCACTGGGAGTCATGTTCATCAGCGGATATTTTCTTTTCGGTAGCAAGTAAAGCATCCATTGGCAAGGAAAGGAGTAAAAATGGATACAAGTGCATTCATCACACCCATGATGTACATGGAGTTGGTCGAGGCGAAAGCCAAGGTCGAGATTCTGGAAAGATACGTCCAGAAGGAACTGAATAACAATGAAACTTATGTAAGTGCCGAGTTTGTAGCTGCGGTGCTTGGGGTCGAGAAGGAGAAGGACGATGAAAGTAACAAGAATTGAACTTGAGGCATTCAAGGGAGTCCGCAGTGCCTCTTATACCTTCCATGATTTCATCACTGAAGTCTTGGGGAAGAACGGAACTGGAAAGACCACTCTGGCAGTGGCGTGGCTCTGGCTCTGGACGGATAAGGACTATGACCTTCAGAGCAATCCAGATGTAAGACCGACATTCATGGAAGAGTGTGAGCCTTCGGTAACTGCCATTTGCGATGTCAACGGAAAGACGGTTAAGTTCCGTAAGTATCAGGCTGACCTTCGGACGAAGAAGCAGAAGGAACAGGACGCTCCTGTTCGCATCAGCAACAAATACGAAATCAATGACGTACCAAAGTCCCAGAAGGACTTTTTCAAGGAAGTCGAAGCTATGGGCATCGATGTTGAGAACTTCCTTCTTTTGAGTCACACAGACATCCTCATGCAGATGAAAGTAGCCGACCGCAGAAAGGTAATTTTCGCTCTCGCTGGCGAAGTAACCGATATGGATGTGGCGAAGACGATTCCCGAATGCTCAAAGGTGGCAGAGATGCTTGCCGAGTACAAGGCTGACGAAATCGTAGCTATGCAGAAAGCCACTGTGAAGCGGTGCAAGGACCAGGTTGAGTCTATCCCGGACCAGATTATTGGGATGGAAAAGTCGAAGGTTGAAATCGTTCCCGACCTCAACAAGAAGATTGCGGCTTGCAATGCGGAAATCGAGGAACTTGCCGAACTGGTAGCGGAGCTTACTGCCAAGGCAGATGTCGGCACATTCAACACCAAGGCGAAGGAATTAGATGTCCGCAAAAACGAGATTTTTAACAATGCTAACGCTGAGAGATTGGAGAACCAGAGGAAGGCTCATGAGGCTCTGGATGCGGCAAACAACGCACTTCTGGATGCCAAGAGGAAACTCAATAGCATCGAGTCTTCTGGCTCGAATCTTAACCAGATGTACCTCAATGCTAACGCACTCATGAAGAGGCTTTCTGCCGAACTTGAAGACATCAAGAAGGCCGAATTCAAGTACAGAGACAAATGCCCGACTTGCGGTCAGATGATCCCGAAGGCTGAGGTCGAGAAGGCAAAGGCTAACTGGCAGAAGAGCCAGAATGCCAGAATCAAGGAACTTGAGGACAGACTCCGGGCGGTGACCACTCAGTTTGAGAGTTACAAGGCTGAAGGCAAGGCCCTTGGCAAGCAGAAGAAGGATGCTGAGAAGGCGGTTGCTGATGCTGAAGCTAAAGTTGCCGAGTGCAAGACTACGGTCGAGAGTTATGCAGTTCCGGTCACTCCCGATTTTGCAGACATTGATGCTCAGATTGCAGAGCTTGAAACCCAGAAAGCTGCTTGCTCCCAGTTCATCATTAAGAAGGCTGAAGCGGAAGATAAGCTCCGCCAGAAGAAGGCTGAACTGAATAACCTTAATCGCCAGACTGCTGCGGTTGACTACAATGCCAACATCGATGCAAGGATCGAAGAGGCGAAGACGGCACTTCGGGGATACGCCCAAAGTAAAGCTGATGCCGAGGCTATTCTCTACCAGATGCAGCTTATCAGCCAGAAGAAGAACGAGATGCTTTCCGATCAGGTCAACTCGCACTTCAGCCGTGTCAAATTCCGGCTCTTTGCAGTCCAGAAGAATGGCGAGATTAAGGATGATTGCACTCCTCTTGTTCTCTGCTCTGATGGTGAGTTTAGGGATATGACCTATTCTGCAAACACTGCGGCTATCGTGGCGGCAAAACTTGACATCTGTGTTGGACTTCAGAAGTTCTACGGACAGGAGTTACCTATCTGGCTTGACGGTGCAGAGTGCTTCGATGGCGAAAACCGCAAGATGCTGATGCTCGACAGGCAGTTAATTCTCTTGTGTGTCAGCGATGATGAAAGGATGGTAGTTAGATGATTAACATCGAGACAATTGACGGCAAAGTAAATGTGTCTATCGGACACGCAACTGGGACTGAACTCATTATCGAGGCTACTTCGGCGGTTGTTTCTACCATCAATGCTCTTATCGATGAACTGGATGACCCGAAGGAGAAGGAAAAACTCGCACAGTTTGCCTTCGAGAAAATCACAATGGGAGCTGCTCTGCTCTGTGTGGACAGGCTTGGAGTCAATCCCATCAGTGATGATGATTTCGATACGGATGACGATGACGATATTGCTGACAAGGACTTAGGCGATAGTTCTGCCATCGAACAGGCACTCCTCAATGCTTTGAGGGATATGAAGAAAGATGATGACGAAGGCACGATTGATGACCTTCCGATGTTTTAAAGGAGACAGTAAATGGCAAATGAAGTAACGACTGCTAAACCGAAGTTTAGTGTGGCTCTCACAGAAGAGCTGAATATGCAGAGGGATGCACTTCCCAGAGACTTCAACATTACAAGGTTCGTGAACAACTCGATTGCTTTGCTGAACGGCAATGAAACACTTGCCAAGTTCGCCAAACAGTACGGCACAGAGCAGATTAAGATGGGCCTCATCAGAGGTGCTTATCTGGGACTTGATGCGATGAACAACGAGATGTACCTCGTCCCCTACGGCTCAACGATCAATTTCATGCCTAGCTATATCGGTATGCAGAAACTTTGCATGAAGTACTCGACCAGAGAGATTAAGACCATTTATGCCAAGGTAGTTCGTGAAGGCGATGACTTCGAGGAAACCATTGTCAATGGTGAGCCTTCTGTAACCTTCAAGCCGAAGGCATTTAACACAGGCAAGATTGTCGGAGCATTTGCGGTGTGCCTCTATGCTGACGGTGGCATGGTGTATGAGGTCATGTCTCTCCAGGAACTGGAGCAGTGCAGAAAGTCCAGTAAAGCGAAGAATAGTCCCGCTTGGGACAGATTTACGCAAATGATGTATCGCAAGACCGTTCTCCGCAGATTAGCGAAGTCGATTCCTCTGGACATGGATGACAAGTTGGCAGATGCAATGAATGCCGGACTCGAAATTGAAACCGACCCGGCGAAGATTGCCGAAAGGGAAACAGCCGAGAACGGAAACTCTGAGGAACTTGTGATCGAAGCAGCAGAGGTGAGCGAATGATTATTATTGACGATAAATACGCAATCGAGACAGACAGCATGGGGAACTACTCACTGTTCCGCAGAAAGACCGCCAAGAAGGGTAAGAAAGCCGGAGAAGAAATCAGAGATTATGTCGGCCACTTCAACACTCTCCGTGGTGCGGTCGTGTCATATGTCCGTGACAGATTCAATTCTGAGACACAGGATTTGGAGATTTCTCTTGCTGATGCGGTCAAAAGGCTTGAAGCAATCGAGAATGATGCAATTTCTAAATTCGGCTTTTAGCGAGGCGTAGAGCGACTTTTAATCGAGTGTGCATAAATCCTCATGGCAGTAATAAAAACGTCCCTACGGATACGCTAGGGGTGTTCTAGGGGCATAATATGAAGCTTATTACAGTTGGAACTGGCAGTAGCGGCAATTGCTACTTGCTGAAGAGGGATAACGACAGATTCATCGCACTGGATTGTGGTTGTAAGTGGAAGGATGTTCTGGTCGGATGTGGGTTTCGACCGATAGACATAGACTTTGCGCTTGTGACTCACTCCCACAGCGATCACTCAAGGTACACGAGGGATTTCATCAGCAATGGCATTGATGTAATCAGCAATGAAAATGTGTTAACCAAAAAAATCTATAAGAAAGGAGCTTCCGCAGTCGTTGCTTTTGAAGTTCCTCACGATGTACCTTGCTACGGTTATCTCATCAAGGTTGACGGCAAAACGATTGTCTACATGACAGATTTCGGTTACTGCCGATACACATTCAAGTCATGGAATGTCGATACATGGCTCATAGCGTGTAATCATGTTGATTTGCCGGATTCGGAAGAAGCCAAATACGCTCATGTAGTTATGGGCCACAGCAGCTTAGCCACCGTAAAAGACATATTGACAATCAATAAGTGTGACGCAATGAAAAATGTAATTCTGTGTCATATATCCGATGACGCAGACAAAGAGCAAATGGTAACTGAGATTAAACAAATAGTTGGCGACAAAGTAAATGTCGTCGTAGCAGAGAAGAGAAAGGAAATTGAACTATGAACACATGTATGTTTACCGGCCGCGCCACAGCAGATCCGAAGGTAACGTATACGCAGGGAGACAAACCGATGTGTATTTCCAGATTTGGTCTTGCGGTTGATAGGAAAGGGAAAGACAAAGGAACCGACTATCCGAACATGGTTGCTTTTGGAAAGACCGGCGAGTTCGTAGAAAAGTACGTCAAGAAGGGGACAAAGCTCAATATTCGTGCCAGGTATCAGAGCGGCAGCTATATGAACCGTGACGGCCAGAAAGTCTACACACACGAATTTGTCATTGATGAGATCGAGTTTGGTGAGTCCAGGGCAGCGGCACAGAACCACGAGCAGGAAGCACAGCAGACTCAGACGCAGGCCCCGCAGCAGTCGGCGCCGGCAGCAGGTAAGAGCATTGATGATTATGTGAACATTCCGGACATGCCGGAGGATCTTCCATTTGCTTGAGGTGAACGATGATACTGCTTGAAGATACAAGGCAACAGGCTCAAAAACACGATATTAAACATCAGTGGTTTGAGAAGAACGGAATCACAATTCGCAGACAGGCTCTTTATTGCGGGGACTACACTCTCCCCACAGACCAGTCTGTTTGTATCGACACAAAGAAGGACATCCAGGAACTTGTAGGAGACATTTGCGGAAAGCAGCATGAACGTTTCAGAAATGAGTGCATCAGAGCACAAGAAGCAGGGATCAGGCTGATTATCCTCACAGAAAACATCGGCTGTAAGGTCGGGCACGGAGAAATCTATAATCCGACCATCACCAAACTTGAAGAACTGCACAGATGGAAGAACCCCAGGCTGTTTATTTTTGATAATGGTAGACAGAAATATCCAAGGGCTACGCGAGGTGTGACTTTACAAAAGGCATGTATGACTCTCAAGGCCCGGTACGGAGTCGAATTTTTGTTCTGCACACCAATGCAGTCTGCCGCAAAGATTGTTGAGTTACTGACAGGAGAGACACATGGTTAAAGCATTAGCGTGGATTATCGTCATAGCTGCGGTCATTGCGGAGATCATAGGGATTGTAGGAATACTCGTGAAAATCGTGTGTTGGGCATTCGGGCTGACGTTCACCTGGAAAGCGGTAATCGGTATCTGGGTAGTTCTGTTGACACTGTGGATCGTTTGCGGAAGTGAGGATAAGTGACATGAAACAGTACTGCCGGTACTGCGTTTGGCTCTGCGTCAACAACGCGCCGTACTGCGATGCCAAGAAAGAGTTTCGGTCCAAAAGTAGCTGTATGCACACAAATAACTGCAAAGATTTCAAATTTGCAAACTGTGAGCCGGAATACCAGGATGCTTTCGGGATAACAAACGGATACAGGCCCAGAAAGCCAAGGCACAGCCAGCAGATAGCAGGACAGTTGGAACTAGATTTATAAAATTCATTTCGTCAAAACAAAGATGCTATCTCCAATGGAAAGTGAGAGAAATTTTTAAATTTCGTTATAAAAAATGCCTCTAAGCAGGCATGGGAAAGTGAAACAAATAATCATCACACAAGGAAAGGAGCGAAAATGAAGAAATATGACGTTATGGGCTGGGAAATGGCCAAGATGGAAGATGTTAAGTGGTGTATCCGCAATGTGAGGAGGGACATTGACAGTTTCGGCAGCCATAAGAGTGAGGAGGCAAGAGACTTTGCGAAGTTCATTCTTGAGCTTGTTGTCCGTAACATGTTCATCGACGAGATCCGCGCGGCGAAGTCAGATGAGGAAAAAGAGAACATCCTAGAAATGACCGGAGACTTCATCGTGGCTGTTTCAGAAGGACATGGCAAGCAGATGACGGTCAAGTTCTTCAAAAAATATGACAACCAGGTCCCTGTTTTCACGAGGCATGGATATGAGGCCATGAAATTTGATTACGAAAGCATGGCAACCCATGTTGCTGAGACTATTGGCGAAAACGCGCACGTCATTGACCTGAACGAGCAGGAGCATGAGAAGAACAGAAGTATCATTAAGGCTATCACTTCTTTCGGGGAGTGCGAAGATGAAGAATCTTAAAACAATTTTAGATCAAAGCGGTATATCGCAGCGCGAACTTGCCAGGAGGCTTAACATTACGCCGGCATCATGCTGCAGGTATGTCAACAATGAGCAGGACCCAAGAGGCGGACTTGCAATGCAGATTGCCAAAGTGCTTAACGTCAGTTTGGAAGAGCTTTACGGAGATAGCTCATTAGATTCTACCAGGCCGCACAAATGTAAGTATTGCGATCTGGAATCTGAAGATTACATGTATCCGACTTTCTATGTTGATTTAGGCATCATTGGCGACTATGAGCTTGCAGTATATGTGAGTGGCGCGGCAGAAAAGCTGGGCGTTGACTTCGGCAGCGAAAACGATGCGCCGGTATTTTCAGAAACCGTCAAGATCAAGTATTGCCCTTTCTGCGGCGCGAGACTCGGCGGCGAGGCTTATGAGAGGTAAAACATGGAACATTCATTTGACATTGATATTGCGAAGGAATATGGGATACCATGCGCGGTAATTCTTAAACATCTTTGGTATTGGATTGAGAAGAACAGAGCTAACAGGAAGAACGAGCGGGATGGTTCGTACTGGACATACAACAGTGTAAGTGCTTTCTGTGAACTGTTCCCATACCTTTCAAAGAACACGATCATCAGAGCTTTGAAGAAACTTTCTGATGAAGGAATCATCAAGGAGGCAGTGTTTAATGACGTAGCATTTGACCGTACAAAATGGTACGCAATTACAGACAAGGGGTACTCAATCATCAACGGTGGACTTGCCCAAAATGCACAGTGCCATTTACCCAAAATGAGCAAGTCTGATTTACCCAAATTGGGTGAACCAATACCAAATAAATACCAAATAAATACACAAATAAATAATATATCTAATTCTAAAGAATTAGATTGTCCTTCTGGTTCAGAAGAACGTTCCGTACAGGCAGAAGTCAAGGAAGTGATTTCAGCTTGGAATAAACTTTCGGACTACGGCATAGCTCCGGTAAAGAAGATAGGTAGCGGAAGCAAGCGAGCTTCATGCTTAAGAGCAAGGTTACGGGAATACGGTATCGAAGATGTTTTAACTGCTATTGCTAACATCCGCGAAAGCGACTTCCTGAAAGGCAAGAACAATCGTGGTTGGATCATTACGTTTGACTGGTTTGTTCTTCCGACTAACTTTCCGAAGGTGCTTGAAGGTAACTACAACAATCGTAACGGCAGCAGCGAGGCGAAGCCTCAGTATTATGTTCCTACTGGACTTGAGAAGCCTAAGAAAGTATGGCAATGAGATGTTATTTTGACGAAAACGAAATAAAGAAAACCATAGCATTGATGAAGCCGGACGGTCAGTTGTTCGAGGTCCGTATGCTTGAGGGAACCAAGATTTATTCTGGCTACTTCACGGATGCTAACACTCTTGTTAATTGTCTCAGGAGAGAGGATTTGAGAGACAGGAATGTTTACATCACTCTCAACGAGATAGACCCAGGGTGCTACGGACGCAAGCAACATGATTGTTTTATCCAGATTCGTAATAAAGAGCCGACAACCGGCGACAAGGACATCATTGGCTATAACTGGTTGATGATTGACCTTGATCCCGAAAGGCCGTCCGGTACTTCTTCTACTGATGCTGAAATGGAAGAGGCAAAAGCCCTCGGAAACAAATTATTTATAGCTCTGCGGAACATTGGATTTGAAAAGCCGCTGACTGCATATAGCGGTAACGGTGTTCACCTGCTTTACAAGATACAGATTGCTAATACTCCGGAGCGGGCCGCGCTGGTAGCCAAGTGCCTCAAAGTGCTAGACATGCTTTTCTCGACTGCAAAAGTAAAGGTGGATGTTAAAAATGCGAACCCATCACGCATCTGCAAACTTTACGGATGTTATTCAACCAAGGGGGCAGACACGAAAGAGAGGCCGCATCGTCAGAGCTATATAGTCGGTAATCCAGGAGAGATCAAGGCCACTGACATTTCATATCTCGAAAAGTTAGCGAAGATGATTCCGGACGAGGCTGAAAAGCCGCAGCAGTATAACTCATACAATCCGCAAGCATTTGATGTTGAAGCATGGATGCAGAAATATGGCATTGCATATAAGGCAGTTGGGTGTTCAGACGGCACGAAGTACATCCTGGACCATTGTCCATTCAACGAAAACCATAAGGGCAAGGATGCGATGGTGTTTCGGAGAAATAACGGTGCACTTCAGTATATTTGCCTCCATAACAGTTGTCAGGATAAACACTGGCGCGAGTTTAGACAATTTTTTGAACCTAACGCTTACGAGAGGCGAGAAGCCGAGAGAACGGAGCGGATGTATCATTCGTACAACCGCCACATGAAACCGCCGCAGCGGGCCGCAGAGAAGCCCACAGACGGGTCTCCGGTATTCTTTACAGCACAAGATATTCTTGACATGAAGTTTCCGGAGGAAACATTTGTTAGGACCGGAATTAACATCGTTGACAGAAAGATGCGCGGACTAAAGAAAGGTCATGTTTCAGTTTGGTCAGGATTAAGGGCGAGCGCAAAGTCTACGATACTTTCAGAGATAGGTCTTAACGCCATTGATGACGGTAACAATGTTGCCTACTTTAGCGGTGAGTTGACTCCGAAAAACTTTATGGACTGGATGTGGTTGCAGGCGGCCGGCAAGGGGTATGTTGTTGAGACTAATAACGACGGTTTCTATACAACTCCACTTGATACGCGAAAAAGGATAGCAAAATGGTTAAATGGTCATTTCTGGCTGTACAACAACGAATATGGCAACAATTTCATTTCTGTAATCGAACGGTTTGAAAAGATTATCGATGAAAACAAGCTGGACTTATTGGTTTTGGATAACTTAATGGCGTTTGACATCCGTGATCTGAGTGACAGCAAGTGGGACGCACAAAGTCAATTTGTTTTGAACCTTGCTGCACTGGCAAAGAAATATCGTGTCCATGTTGCTTTTGTGGCACATCCCAGGAAGGCAATGGGTTTTTTGAGATTTGATGATATAGCCGGAACCGCCGACTTGGGGAACGCGGTAGATGATGCTTTTATCATCCATCGAGTTAATAACGACTTCAAACGATACACGCATGAAATGTTCGGCTGGAAGGAAGATGCTGAGATGTATGAGGCCACAAATGTTATCGAAATAGTCAAAGACCGTGACGGTGGCAACCAGGATGTTTTCATTCCTTTATGGTATGAGGTTGAATCGAAGCGACTGAAAAACGAGAAATCCGAAAACAGGATTTATGGCTGGAGAGGCGATACACAAGGAGTGCTTTCATTGGCTGATTTCACGGCCGTAGAAGCCCCTCAGAGCGACAATCCTTTTGAATAGGGGAAATAATGCAGCACTACATAAAAATCATTTTACAGGCCACTGGCGAGGCGTGGGCGGTGTTTAAAACGGCAGCGACAACCGGCAAGGAACCTAAACTGGCATTTGAACAGCTTAGAGAGAAATTCAAGGATACGGACGCAGGCGACTACGTTATGAGGTACACAAAAATCTGTGAGGAAGAGCTACCTGGTATAAAAGATCCGGAAGCATATATCGCAGAAGCAAAAGTCGTAGGAAACGAAGTGTGGAAAGTATTTAAGGACCTTGTTCCAAAAATATTCGAGAAAACGATGACGGACGGAGACTGGAACCGGATAGTTCAGAAAACGTCATCCATCGGAATGAGTAACAAGTGGAAATATGCAGGACATTATGCAGAGAGGTATTCCGCGATGCTAGCGTGGGAGCTTGACAGAAAGAACCGCCGGCTGAGAGGGATAATGACGGACGATTTAACAGAATACTTAAACAATCAATAACGGAGGGCAGCAAAATTGCATTTCGAAAGAGTAAAGTACGAGGCATTCAAGAACGACATGATGACATGGCGGCCCATGAACTTTCTGGGCGGTGAGATCGATGAGGCTTACGAGGGCATTCAGCTCCCTGTGAGGAAGACGATGTATGCTTGTGGATATGATGTTAGGACTCCCATCAACATTGTCTTGGCTCCCCACGCAAGCATTGTGATCCCGACAGGAATCAAGGTGGTCATGTCGGTCGATGAGATGAAGACATGGTGCTTGAAACTGTACGCTAGGTCCGGCATCGGAATCAAGGATAAAGTGGTCATTACGAACGGAACTGGACTGGTGGACGGCGATTTCCAATTCTCAAAAAACGATGGAGATATGCTCATTGCTCTCACGAATACGAGTGATGAAATTCACAAGTACAAGGCTGGCGATAGAGTGTGTCAGGCAGTGTTTGAAATATATGGAATCACTAGCGATGACAAGGCTTCTGATGAGAGAACCTACGGTATTGGGAGTACTGGAAAGGAATGAGCAATATATACAAAAATATCAAATTTTGGCTCCGTGTGAGGAACAAGACCCTCAAAATCCTCGCAGAAGAACTTGGAGTCAGACCGTATAAACTCAGTTGGTGGGTTAATGGTCACGAGGAGATGCCTGACGATATTCTGGTTCGCATAAGCGAGATTTTGAATGTGGATGTGGAAAAATTGATAGGAGAGGAATGATGGAACTGACAAGAGAACAGGCTATTAAATTCCACAAGCTGATGTGGATGGATATGCAAGATATGTTTGGTGATAATCCTTCACGTTGGATGAGAGAGGCTTTCAAGGAAGATTGGTGCAAAGAGCATATTGGCTCTGAGATAGAGAACAATTGTTTTTTGTGCGAATACACTAGCCAGAAGACCGGAAGGCACGATGGTAGTAACTGTGAATATTGCCCTATCGATTGGAAATGCCAAGGCATTTTCGTTGCTTGTGAGAATGGAGAAGTGTCTTGGATTGATTCGCCTATTTCCGAAATCCTGGCACTCGAAGGGAGAAATGTGGACGATGGTCACGATAAGCAAAGAATCGGCAATTGAGGCGATAAAAAAACTCTGCGAAGAATGTGATGCCGATCACTGTGGCGAGTGCCGCATAGATTATCCGGGCAAAGATGCGAAGAGTGTTCTTGAGGCACTGCCGCCAGAAGAGCCGGACATCATCTACTGCAAGGATTGCCGCAAGCACAACAAGAGAGTCGGTTTTGACGAAAATTTCCATACAGTTTGGAAAGAAGACGCCTGCCCTCTTGCGAGCTGGAGAGGAAAAGCACAAGGCCACGAATTCGACTATCAATTTTGCGCTTATGGAGAGAGGAGAACGGAATGAAGTTGATAGATGCCGATGAGATTGTTTATGAATCAATCGACTCGTCCGACACAGAAGAATACTTTGCGAAATATGGCACCGGGATCTTGGCGGTTAGGAAAGAGGATATAGATGAGATGCCGTCCGCAGAGAGTAAGTCCTTCGAGTGGTGTACGGATTGCAAAGAATACGACCAAGAAGCGCACTGTTGCCACAGATGGAGCAAGGTGATTCGTAAGACAGTTGATGAGATGCAGATTGTTCGTTGTAAGGACTGTATCTATGCCGATTACATGGACGATGTTAAAGCACTCTGGTGTAGCGAAGGTGGGAGAGGCAAGACGGTAGCTCCAGAGGATTTTTGCAGCTATGGCGAGAGAAAAGAGGAGACGGAATGACACTAAACGGAGCAATAATGCAACTGGTCGAATTGAGTGAACATCCGATGATGCCTGTTATATTCAGACCTTTGATTCAAAAGGTTATTGAGACTATTTCCGAGTTGGAAGAGAATCCAGAGCCGCACTGGATACCAGTTGAACAAGAATTGCCAGAGCAAGACGAAATTTGTTTGGTATGTGGCAAGAATGGCGGTATTTATGTTGCCCGATTCTGGAGAAATGAAAACCTTGTTCTTTGGACAAAAACTGGTACAGGGAAATTTGTAAATGCGGTCGCATGGATGCCACTGCCAGAACCTTACAAGGGGGTGATGGAATGAATCACGATTACGCCCACTGCCTTGACTATTCTCCCGATTGCCCAAAAGAGTGTTTCAGAGGAAAGCTGATTAGAGACTTGAGGAATAACAACACAATTAATTTAATCGGAGTTCCGCTAACGTGGTCGCATCTCAAGGGAACAGAAGAGTGCATGAGGAAAGAGGTGACGGAATGAGCGCAAGAACATTTTGGATAATATGGGGAATCGTGGCTTGTGCGCTGATTGTTGAAAGGTTGATTGGAGGGTGACTGTATGGAGTGGATTGTCGTAACCAGAACTGCTGATAGAGAAAAGATATTTGTTAATGCGAACCAAATTTTTGCTGTCTATAGAAATTACAGCAATAAGGATGTGACAATAATTGATTCTGTTGGAGACTGCGAAAATTACATAGAAGTGTTAGAAAGTCCAGAGGCAATTATGAATCTTCTCAAGGGAGAGGTGACGGAATGAACATATTAGCAGGAATCGCCACAGGAACGATTGCGCTTGCGATTTTATCATTTGTTGCACTTTTTATATTTCTTGGAATCACGATAGCGGATTGGATAATGGGGGAGTAAGGCATGAAGAAGTGTAAATACTGCGAGCATTTCCGCATAGACTATGAACCGTACAGATACATCGGAGCGCATACGGAGCCGGGACAGGCATCGTGCAGTAAGCACAATCTTGTTGTTAATTTTGTTACGAAAAAGAAGATTGAAACGCTGTCATGCGTGGAAAAGGAGGTGACGGAATGAACATCGAGCAAGAGAAAATGATTGTTGAGTCATTGCCTAGTCTTTACCCGATGATGCAGGAATTCGAAGAAGATGCGATTAAGGTTGTTCTTGACGCATTGCCGCACTGGATACCGGTGACAGAAGACACGCTCCCCGAAGAGGGAAGAATCGTGGTTGTGTACGGCGAGAAAGGAACGTGGGACTACGGTAAGTATCGAGGGTATGGCCCAGACATTCACTATTGGTACTGGAAAAACAAAACGTTCAAGAAGGCGTACTGGTGGATGTACAAAGAAGACGCTCTGCCAGAACCTTACAAAGAGGTGACGGAATGACACACGAAGAACTGATGACCGAAGCGGATATGCTTCAAGGCAACATCAATCGCATGATGGTTACAGATGATAAGAACGAGTTAATGACTATGTATATTTTCGCCATCAAACGATTAGATAAAATCTACAGGGAGAGAGTCTGTGTGTTATGTGAAGTTGAAAGGGAAACGGATATTCCGAAATATTGAGGTGACGTAATGAGCAGATACAAAGTGTTTGTACGACTTGAGGCTGAATATGATGACATTGAGGCTGATACTGAGGAAGAAGCGTTTGTTATCGCAAGTGATTCAGCTATGCAAGGTGGTGATTGGCAGTGGGATGTAGAAAAATTAGATGATGAGGTGACGGAATGAGCGCACTTGGAATGTTGTTCTTAGGAGTCGTGATCGGCACGAACCTTGGATTCGTTTTTGCCGGGTTGTTTTCGCACAAGGATGATGATTGAGTTATAATTTTTTGGCAGTAATAGAAACATCCATTGGATAAGTGAGGGCATGATGGAAGGATTCGTGGTAGGTATGATTCTGGGAACGTGGGTAGGTTGGGGCATATGTGCCTTTGTGGTAACTACAGTTTTGAAAAGGGGTGATTGAAACGGCCAAAGCCGAAATGGAAGTTAAACTGAGCGTAATTCTGGATGTTGTTTTCTGCAAGGAATGTAAGCACAGGGATAGTCCAGAGATGTGTCCGTTTTACAAGTACGATGCAACTGATGACGATGATTTTTGCAGTAGAGGAGAGAAGAAATGGAAGTGATCGAATACACAAAGATACCAAACATATTCAAGAGAGAGACATTCGGGAAGAACAAGCTCATCGATGGTGAATACAGTTCGCCGGAGCTTGAGTATCTGAGCAAGTCAATGTGGGGATTTGAAGAAAAAATAGACGGAACCAATACAAGGATTTTGTGGGATGGATACAGAGTTGAGTTCCGTGGTCGAACCGACAGAGCGCAGATTCCGGCTCACTTGATGGCAAAACTAGAAGAGCTGTTCGGCGGCGAAACAAAAGAGGAACTTTTCGAGCAGACATTTGGCAAGACCGAGGTAATCCTCTTCGGAGAAGGATTCGGTGAGAAAATCCAGAAAGGCGGCGGTCTTTACGGTCCTGTGAACTTCAGGCTTTTCGATGTCTATATCAATGGATTCTGGCTCGACAGAGGTAATGTTTATGACATTGCTGCAAAGTTTGGAATCGACCACGCTCCAGTCCTGTTCACAGGCACACTTGAGGAAGGTGTTGAGTTCATCAAAACACATCCAAAGTCAGTGCTTAGAGATGCAGAGATGGAAGGCATCGTGGGAAGACCGATGGTTCAGATGTTCAGCAGAACCGGTCAGCGCATCATGGTCAAGATCAAGTGCAGAGATTTCTAAGAGGGGGCCAACATGATTTTAGTTGAGGACATAAAAGTTGCCGGACTTGATACGGCGGTAAGAGCCACTCGAAACCCGATGTCATCTTGGGCGAAGAGTGATAGCGATTATGAGGTTGCCAATTTCTGCGACCATGATT